CACATAAATGCAGTTGATGCTCCATCGTTTGTTGCTTTATTGAGCAGAAACGGGAATGCCTTGACGACTATAATCCAAAAGAATATGCGGCTTAATCATCCATCTCGAAGAGGTTAATATGGAAATACTAAACAGTTTTATAGATTGGGAAGAATGTAATCCGTTACAAAAGGTTTTTGAGTGGGGTACGGATTTAGTTACTTATGATAGCGGGACGGAGCAGAGAAATCAGATTAGAACGACACCGAAAAGACACTGGTTTTTGAACTGGTCGATTCTGCCGAAAGCCAACAGAGACAAACTTATCGAGTTATTTCAGAGGGCTGCTGGTAGATATAGAACTTTTCGCTTCTTAGACGCAGAGGAGTATCAGGGAAGCTGTACAATACCGGATTCGACAACTTCATATCAGCTTAGGACCACGCATTATTCGGGCGAAGATGAAGGATGGCCGGAGAATTGTTTGAGAATTGTAAATGGCACACCTGCAATTACTGGCTGTACTGAGAATTGTCCGACACCGGCTAATAATACGCAATTTTGCGTAAATGACGATACTGGAATTATCACTATCGGCGGAACAGGTTTTGCAAGTCCTAAAGTCTGTACGTTTGAGTATTACTTTGTTGTCCGGTTTAATTTTGACAGTCATACCGATAAACACATTCACCCGGACATATACGCTGCGGAGAATTTAGAGATTATCGAGGTTAAGTAATGTACGATTTACCTGATGAGTTTAATCTTGATAATGAAAAGCTGAGCATTACTGAGCTTTATGAATTTGAGCTTACGAACGGACGGCCTTTTTATTATACATCGTTCGGCGAGGATATACTTTGGGGTAGTCAGCTTTATATGGCTATACCAATTCAGCGTTCGGAAATATCTCAAAAGCTTAATCTTGAATTTGATACCTGCCAGATAAATATGGGCATAATTGGGCTTGTGTTTAGACCGGCAGGATGGATAAGTCCTAATGATTGGTCTGGAGCAAGCTGGGCTAACGGACAAAACGCCTATGATGGCGATAGAATTACAACGTGGGCAAGTTGTTCAGTGCCGGCAGGCCAATGGGGTGGCTTTATTGAATTTACACTACCACCGGCAGATTGTGATAAGGTAAGAGTCTTCAACTACAACGATACGAGCATACTTACTCTTGTTGATGTAGATGTTTGGTACGATGGTGAATGGCACCACGCTTATCAGGGTTCATACACAACTGGTTCATACAAAGAGATTGCACTCGATGATGTTCACACAATATCAAAAGTTAGAATAAGGTATTGGAATAATGACCCTTATGACCCAGAGACCGCCTTAGTATCAGATATAGGTCTTTACAGGATGGCTTCCTATTTTGCAGATAATTTGCAGAAGAATCTGTTTGACGGTACGAAGGTAACTATTAAGCGGATAGCTTTTGATGGTGATGCTGGTGCTGGATTTTATTCTATTCGATTTGTGGGTAGGGCAAGTGCCTCTTATAACCGGCGTGAAATGACGTTGGATTGCGTGTCTATTTTCGATAGCTTGAACGTCAGCGTACCACGAAACATTTATAAGGAGCCTTGCAATAACAGGTTGTTCGATTCTGTTTGCGGCTTGACGAAGGCTGATTACAAATACGAAGGAGCTGCGACAGAGGATAGTACAGACTACTTTACTTTGGTTGATGATTCATTGCCTTGTTATTCGGTGGCGTTCGATGCCGGTGATTCTGCATTACCGATAGAGATAGGCGATACGATTACAGGCGGAACAAACAGTTACACTGCTGTTGTGGTAAGCATATCCTACGTTACATCGTCAACTGGTTATATCTATTATGTTGACTTGTCAAATTCCGCTAATTTTGAAAATGATGAAGAGTTAAGCAATGGCTCAGACACAGTAGTTGTGAATGGCACTCCTGCAGAAGACGCTGAGTTTTATCAGTTAGGAGAGGTGGAGATAACATTAAGTGATAATGATGGTGTTCGCAGGATGATAAGAACGGTAACGGGCAATACCATTTACTTTGCTGTAGCTGTGCCATATTTGATAGGCAAGGGCGTTACGTTTGATTTGTACCCGGGCTGCGATTTTAAGCCTGAGACGTGCAGGAACAAGTTTAACAATGATGATAATTTTGTTGGCTATGTATATATAGCCAAGCCGGAAGAAGCTTTGTATGGACAAGATGAAGGATAGCTTTAACGAGCGATTAGCGAACGAAGCCAAGCGTTGGTTTTGGCTCAGTGTGCCGTATGCCTTCCGAGGTAAAACGATAAGAGGCTGCGACTGCGGCGGTTTTTTGGTTGGCGTGATAAACTCAGTATTGAATCAAAACCATAAACTACCAGCTTATACGAGGGATTGGAACTTGCATCAAGGCAGCGAAGATGTTTTACAGGAAGCCTTAGAAAAATATGGCGAAGAAAAGACAAAAGAAGAGATGCAGGCAGGCGATGTTTTGTTGTTTGAGTTTGGGCGATACAATTCGCACACAGGCATTTTCATAGGCGAGCATAAATTTGTTCATTGCCACGAGGCAACAAGGCAATGCTGTATTGATGTACTATTACATTCTGATTGGGAAAATAGATTCAGAAAGGTTTACAGGCTCGATGAAAATAAACTTAAAACGATTTAGAGGTCTTGTGGCTATTCCGTTGGTCTTTGGTATAGGCGGAGCTGCTATAGGCGGAGCGATAGCCGGTACGCTCGGTGCCAGTATCGGTTTTATGGCTGGCTCGATGTTAGGCTCTTATTTGTTTCCGATGAAAGTAAGCGGGGGAGGCCCGCCGAAAATAAGTAATTATCCTATACAAACATCGAGCAAAGGCAATTGCATCAGAGTAATTTACGGCAGGAGAAAAACGGCTGGAAATATAATTTGGATGAGCGAAGCAACACCTCACCAGCAGAAGGTATAATATGAAACCAAAAATATCAATGCCTGCATCTTATGTAACGATTTGGCGGCGTAGCTTTTTGATTGAAGTCTGCGAAGGCCCTGCGGATATATTGCGTATCTGGAAAGGTAAGACCTTAATTTACGATGTCAATAATACTGACCTTGATGACTTAGGTAACATTACTATTTTCAGGGGTGATGGTGTTACAACGCCCGACAGTTTAATCACCGGCAAAAATCCAGATGACGTTTATTCTAAATATGCGAACAAGTGCTGTATATTTTTCGATAATTACAACTTGGGGCAATCCGGGGTTATCCCGAATTTTACTTTTGAAGTAACTAAGGAATGTCCTGAATATGGTAATCCGGAGGCTCCGGCAGGTTATACGGCGATAAGTACGATAGAAGAATTGCAGGCGATAGGCGATTCGGCTACAGGTAATTATGCTTTGACGAATGATATTGACGCTTCTGCCACTGAGGATTGGAATGGTGGATTGGGTTTTGCACCGTTGGTGAATTTTGGAGGGAATTTTAAGGGACAAGGTTGGACGATAAGTAACTTATTTATAAATAGACCTGCCGCAAATAATATAGGTTTGATTGGTAATATGTTATCAGTTGATGCAAAGGAAATTTCTTATGTAAGGTTGTTAGATGTTACTATAGCTGGAAGTAGTGTTGTGGGCACTTTAATTGGTAAATTACAAGGAAGTTGTAATGTGCTGCATTGTAAATCTTCTGGCAATATAGCATCTGTAAACAGCAAATCAGGTGGTTTGATTGGGCAGATAGAAACCGCCAATTCGAGAACTAATTCTGTTTATGATTGTTCTTCTTCGTGTGATATTATAGGCCCCGGTGTATTACAGAGTTTCTTTGGCGGACTTATTGGCCACGTTTCTACTTTTGCAGGAGGCACAACTACTATTGAAAGAAGCTTTGCTATTGGTTCTGTCAGAGCAACAGGTGGTACCGTCGGCGTTTTAGGTGGTTTTGTTGGTTATGTTCACAACAACACTACCATTAGAAATTGTTTTGCTAATGGTTCTGTTCAAGCAACAAGCACATTAGGTGGTTTTGTTGGGTATTTGAATGATTCTGTGTCGCAGGATGTTCTATTAGAACATTGCTATA